CTTGTTTCTAATGCTGGTATGTCAAGCGATGCTTTTGGTCATAAAGATTATGATCCAATGGCATCCGGCGATGGTAAGAAAAAGATTCTTATTGTAGATGACATCAACGATACTGGTTCTACACTTAATTGGCTAATGAATGATTGGGAGTCTACTTGTTTTCCTGGTGATGATCGTTGGGAAAATGAGATATGGAACCATAATGTTAAATTTGCCGTAGTAGTCGATAACCTAGCAAGTAAGTGTAATGTTAAAATGGATTTTGTTGGAATGGAAGTTAACAAAGCTGAAAATGATGTTTGGATTGAATTTCCTTACGAAGAATGGTGGACTAAATGAAAACACTTAAACAAGGCAGTAAATGGACCGGAGTTGGAGCAGGATCAGATATATTCTATGTGATACATATTGTTGAAGTAGATGGTCAAACTTGGGTACATTACAGAAAAAATAAAGATTCTAAAGAATACAGTTGCTACTTAGAAAGTTTTTTAGAAAGATTTAGAGCATTACCAGACTAAGGAAAAACAATGATTGAAGAAATTTTTGACGGACCAGAAGAAATTGAGCAAAGCGAAGCTCCATGGGATGATACGGTTAGACAAGACTTTCATGTGGTTGTTTATCGAGACAAGTATCCAGTAACTCCTGGACACATGTTGTTCGTGCCTAAATATAATACGATGGGAATACTTAAAGATGCTTTTGAAGACGCAGTTCAAGAAGGTAAAAGAATGGTGGAGGCCGGAGAATGCGACGGTTTCAATATTGGGCTTAATTACGGCCCAGCTGCAGGTCAAACTGTGCCTTGGCCTCACATCCATCTCATACCGCGTAGAAAAGGCGATGTCGAAGATCCCATCGGCGGTGTACGAAATACAATACCGGGCAAAGGCAACTATCGCTCGCCGAACTATAGAGCAGATTAAACCTGCCGAGTTTAAGTGGCAGTCTGACTCCAAACAGATGGGAATTATAGCACAACAAATTGCCCCACTCCCTGCGTCATTTTTTCAATCTGTTAATGGGGGAAATCTTGGCGCAATAGGTTCGCCATATAACTATCAAGCTGGATTAGGAATAAGTATGCCGCCACCGACTACTAATAATTCTATTCAATTTAATAATAAAAACAGCCAACCAGTATTAATTATTACACACGACGGTGATGTAGAATGGCACGGCAAACCTTCTGAAGCCGCAGAAGCATTAACACGTACTTTCCAATTTAAAGTGGAAGATATGAAAGGTGTTACCAAAGCCGCACGTAGACGATATTATTGGCGAGCTATTGATAATTTGGCCAAGAAATCCGAAAAGATGTCGGCTGAAGAATTTGTTGACTTTGTACGCAAACAAGCGTACAATAGAGAATGTAGAGTACTCATTGATACATTAAAAGGAGAAGTAAATGTTACATGAATCCATTAGACATACAGCTAAAGAAATGGTAATTAAAGAACACGACGGGTATCGCCTTGTGTTGAGAAAACACGAAGTAATTTCCCCTAAAGGATTATTCAGCATCGATATGATCCAACAATCTTTAAAAGATGGTGAAATTGTTGATTCTCAAACATATAATTTCTTCATGACCGCAGAAGAATTACAAACATTGGCATACGGACTAACACAATGAAAGTAAAAGAATTTCATACTACGGACTTATGGTTTCCAGATCATACACGATATAAAGTTATCGTTAAAAATGTACGGGCTGAAGACGGAAAGAATGAAGTTGAAATTCTTGAAGAAACTAAGAATCCAAAAACTAATCTTTCTAAAGTTCAAAGTTTCAAACTTCGCATGACTGATGAAGATATAAAAAGATTGGCCACAGGTCTATTAGAATCCATTAAGGATTATTAATGCTCACCACGTTAAGTTACGAAAGTAAATCTTTCTTCTTACCTAAGTATTCCGTAGATTTATGGAAGTGTAAACTTGACAAAGAACTTACTAAACGGCTTGCTGAAATTGTTTTACTTGAAGAACCTAAAGTTTTAGAATCAACTGTTAAGCCAAGTTTTGAACAAGGAGAAACTTGGCTTACTGGTCGCATGTGGCAATACAATGTGTTAGATTGGAACTATCCAGAAGTTGAACAATTTCAAGAATGGATTGTTGAACAATATAAACAATATTGTATTGCTGTAGGTACTACACCTGCCGATAAACTCTATTGCCATTCTTGGGCTAACATTATTCTTAATGATGGCAGACGTATTACAGAGCATAATCACGCACACGCCAACACAGGTGGTCCGGGCGGTGATTACTCTAGTACTATTGAAAATTCTTACGTGTCTGGTCATATATCATTACAAGCAGAAAATACCAAAACATATTACAGAAATCCATACATTGAAATTTATAAAGGAATTCCAAACGTACCCGGAGACATGTGGTTATTTCCATCTTATATAGATCATAAGACAGATAAAAACAAATCCAAAATTCCTAGAATTAGTGTAGCATTTGACTTTATAACAAAAGATGTATATAATAAGATAGGAAATAAATTTTTTAAGCAGGTGATATGAGCAAAATTAAAATCGCAGAATTATTTTATAGCATTCAAGGTGAAGGACGTTACATGGGTGTACCGTCCGTTTTCTTACGCACATTTGGATGTAATTTTAAATGCCAAGGTTTTGGCATGCCTAAAGGAGAACTAAGTGTTGAAGCAGAAAATGTTGACCCGTCTAAGTACACCGAGTACAAATCGCTTCCTTTGGTTAGTACAGGTTGCGATAGTTACGCTTCTTGGGATCCTCGCTTCAAGCATCTATCTCCTCTTATGGACACTGATGCGATTGCCGATGCTATTGTGGATACGTTACCGTACAAGGAATGGCTCGACGAACATCTTGTAATTACAGGTGGTGAACCTTTGTTAGGTTGGCAAAAACAATATCCAGATTTGCTTAATCACGAAAAGATGAAAAATCTAAAAGAGATCACATTTGAAACAAATGGCACAATGCGTTTAACAAGTGATTTTAGACACTTCCTTTTAGACTGGACACTAAATCCTAAACATACACCTAATGGACGTAGAGGTCGTGAAGCATTAACTTTTAGTGTTAGTGCTAAACTTCCATGCTCTGGGGAATCATGGGAAGATGCTATCAAGCCAGAAGTTGTGCTAGGTTATGAAGATATAGGACATACATATTTGAAATTTGTTATTGCTACAGAAGATGATGCTGACTACGCACTCAAGGCCGCAAGTGAATATCGTGCCGCTGGATTTAAAGGACACATTTATTTGATGCCAGTAGGTGGAGTCGAAAGCGTATACTCTATGAATAATCGTAAAGTAGCAGATCTAGCAATGAAATTTGGTTTACGATATAGTGATCGTTTACAAGTTCCATTGTTTAAGAATGAATGGGGAACCTAATGAAGAACTTTTTAAAGAAAATAACAGGAATCGAACGTTTAGAAAAAGAACGTAAAGCGGCATTAGAAGCCGCGGCATTAGCAGTAGCAACAGCCAAAGAAGCACAAGAAACCGCAAGACTCGCGGCATTAAGTCCAAAAGAACTTGCCAATGAAAAGAAAGAGCCTTGGGTAGAAGTTTTGGAAACTCATGTTAACGCAGAAAATCCACGTAACGGTTTTTTTGAACTTGATTGGAATGAGTATTTTGTGTTACAATTAAAGTCAGCAGGCTACGATGGAGCAACAGATGAAGCAATCGTAGATGCTTGGTTTAGCGACTTATGTCGTAACGTTGGCGCAGAACAAGGCATCAGTATGGATCGCCGTGGATCTGGTTATGTTAATATTAACCGTCGTGAAGATGGTAGATCGGAAATTGGTTAATGTCTTATATTCTAGTAGATACAGCAAATTTATTTTTTAGAGCACGTCATGTGGTGCGTGGAGATCTTGAAGAAAAGATCGGTATGTGTCTACACGTTACTTTTAATAGTGTACGCAAAGCATGGAAAGATTTTAATGGATCCCATGTAATTTTCTGCCTAGAAGGTCGTAGCTGGCGAAAGGATTTTTATAAGCCTTACAAAGCTCAACGTGCTGAAGCTCGTTCTGCCCATACTCCAAAAGAGCAAGAAGAAGAAGAATTATTTTGGAAGACGTTTGACGAGTTCAAAGAGTTTGTTACAGAAAAAACTAACTGCTCTGTACTACATCATCCAGAGTTAGAAGCAGATGATTTAATTGCCGGCTGGGTACAAAGTCATCCAGAAAGCCAACACGTTATCATCAGTACAGACGGAGACTTCGCACAGCTGATTGCTCCAAATGTAAAACAGTATAACGGTGTAAGCGGTATTACAACTACACATGAAGGTTACTTTGATGAAAAAGGTAAACCAGTTAAGGATAAGAAAACAGGACTAGTTAAGCCTGCTCCAGATCCAGAATGGTTACTTTTTGAAAAATGTATGCGTGGAGATACTAGCGATAATATCTTTAGTGCTTATCCAGGTGTGCGTGAAAAGGGTACTAAAAATAAAGTAGGTTTAAGAGAGGCGTTTGCTGATCGCAATAGCAAAGGGTATTCTTGGAACAATCTAATGTTGCAAAAGTGGGTCGACCACAACGGAGAAGAACACCGTGTGCTAGATGATTACACTCGAAATGTTATTCTTTGTGACCTAAAAGCACAGCCCCAAAACATAAAAGAGATAATTACTAGTACAATCTCGGAGCAGACTAAACCTAAAGATGTTCCGCAAGTTGGCATTCGTTTAATGAAGTTTGCTAACTCGTACGGATTAGTAAAAGTGGTAGAACAGGCAGAAAGTTACTCAGTACCTTTAAACGCAAAATATGCATAACTGTCAATACATCGATACTTGTCCGCACAAAACATTTAATTGTCAGGAGGACGATATGAACACGGTAGTTAAAACATTAATACCAAATAAAAGTTGGCTTATTGAGCAACAAGGTGAAAAGATTGGTACATTACAAAAAGAAAAATCTTTATATAGTGTCTTACAAAACGGTCAAAAATACGAGATCGGAAATGCTAAAGACGTTAAAGAACAACTAGGAATTGAACTTCCGGTTGAACTAACAAAGGCTAAAAAGACAAAAACAATTGAAGTAGGTAACACAGTTTACGACTTCCCTTGCTCAAGTAAGCCTTATAACCCCTTATATAATGTTAGGAAGAAACTTCCAATTTACGCAAAGAGTACAAAAAGTAAAAGCCAATATTGCGCTGGATACTATGTTATTCAATTCCGTAAAGGTTGGGTTAAGTCATTCTGTCCTAAGCTAATTACATTAGAACGCTATCCATTTAATGGTCCTTTTAGAACCGAACAAGAAATGCGTCAACAACTAAGTATACTCAAATGAAACCATTAAACACATTACCTATTGAAATGTTCTTGGAAAAGGCTAGAATCGCATCAAAATCCGGTCAAAAGAATCTCAATTTAGACATAAAAGATGTGGTTGCGTTAAGTGATAGTCTTGCCACTGTTATGACACGTTTGTCAGGTAAATTAGATGAACTAATTACTACGGCATCGCAACAAGAAGCAACTATTACAGTCGAAATGGACGGTGGCGGTTTTAAGTAATTTGAAATAAATATCTACGTACATAACCGGAGTGCGTAGATAAATGTCTAGACCAAAACCAAATGTCTTATTAGAGATGACCAATAAGAAAAACTATAAAGTCGAACAGGTTCTCGAAGCTGAGGCCATTTGGGCAGTTTTTTACAAAGATAAACCAGTTAATCTAAAAACTGGATCAGTTGTGGCTCAAACTGTGGGCCCTAAATATAAAAAGGTTAGTTTTTCAAATAGTGGACACGCTTTTAATCTTGCTGAAAAGTTAAACAAATTGTTCAACTGTGAGGACTTTTCTGTTTTTAAGTTAACTACCGGTGAAAAAATCAAAGAATAAACCTATTGAAGATGTTAAGAAACATATCAGTAGTAGCATAATAAAACAACTAAATCTTGATGAAACTCATTTCACAAGATATCATTATGCGTGGTGGCAAAACCCACGTCCAAAAAAGACCGGCGGGTTAAGGCTAACTTTAGAAGGATACGAGGCTTTTCAAAATTTAGGTGTCGAAGAACACTCTATCGATTTTCCACACGATACTGAATTTACAGGACAGCTAGTACTTTGGTTGGACCGTTTTATCGACTGTCCATTTTATTTGGAAAAGAAACGCATCATTGTATTCAGCGATAATGTTGCTGTCCAATTAATTCTATTCTCCGGAAATATACAAAAATACGGTCTTGCTAGAGCCAAGGCTGTTGCTAAAAAACAACAACAAGAAAAAGAAGCTAAAGACGTTGACAGTACCGCAGAGTGAGAGTATAATATATACATACACTACTTAGAAAGGTATTAAAATGGCAGAGAAAATTAGCGCAAATCGTTCAGTCACTCCAAACGAGGCTAAACGTAGTCTTCGTAAATGTTTGAAAATTCAGCGTCCAATCTTTTTGTGGGGTGCGCCCGGCATTGGCAAGTCCGACATCGTTAAGCAATTAGGCGAAGAATTTGACCGTGAGGTTATTGACGTTCGTTTGTCGCTTTGGGAACCTACTGATATTAAAGGTATTCCTTATTACAATTCCACACTAGGCACAATGAGCTGGGCTCCTCCAAGCGAATTGCCTACAGATCCAAATAGTACTGCTATCCTATTTTTAGATGAACTTAATTCAGCGGCTCCTGCTACACAGGCGGCGGCTTATCAACTTATTTTGAATCGCCGTGTAGGTACTTATAAATTACCCGCAGGTGTTTCAATTGTTGCCGCAGGTAACCGTGAAACTGACAAGGGTGTTACATATCGTATGCCTGCTCCGTTGGCTAATCGTTTCCTACACTTAGAGCTAAAATCAAGTTTTGACGACTGGCATCAATGGGCTGTTATGAATCATATTCATGAACAAGTTGTAGGTTATTTGGGCTTTGCTAAAAATGACTTGTATGATTTTGACCCACGTTCAGGCTCACGCTCTTTTGCTACTCCACGTTCTTGGTCATTTGTAAGCTCTTTGCTTGAAGATGACGATTTGGATGAAGCTACTTTGACAGATTTGGTATCTGGTGCTGTTGGTGAAGGACTTGCTGTTAAGTTTATGGCACACCGCAAGGTTGCTAAACAAATGCCTAAACCAGAAGATATTCTTCAAGGCAAGATTACCAAAATTGATATCAAAGAAATCTCAGCTATGTATTCTTTGACTATTAGTTTGTGCTATGAGCTTCAAGAAGCATCTAGCAAAAATGTTAAGAATTGGAATGAACAAGCAGATAACTTCTTTACATTTATGATGGAGAATTTCCCAACTGAATTGGTTGTTATGGGTGCTAAGGTTGCTCTTACTAACTATGACTTGCCATTTGAACCTACTGAAATGGCTAGTTTTGCTAAGTTCCATAAAGTGTACGGAAAGTACATTCATGAAGCTAACAAGAACTAATAAAAAGGGCACTTGCCCTTTTTTAGTTTTTAGTGTATAATAATAGTATATTAAGTAAGGAGCTCAAATGTCTTCAGTTATGAAAGCAGAAAAACAAGCAAAAGTCGCTAAGGTAGAATACACTCGAGAAGAACAAGACAAAGCAACCGACACACTTATTACAGCTCGTGTTCGTTTGCTAATTCGCCATCCATTTTTTGGTAATATGGCAACACGTTTGAAATTAGTAGAAGCAAATAACTGGTGTAGTACATTGGCTACTGATGGTAGAACATTTTATTACAATACAGGGTTTGTAAACAAACTTACAGCACAAGAAGCAGAATTTGGATTCGCACATGAAGTTTTACACAATGTCTTTGATCATATGGGACGTCGCAATGATCGCGATCCACAGTTGTCAAACATCGCCGCCGATTATGCTGTTAATCAGATTCTTGTAGATGAGAAAATTGGCACAGTTCCAAAGTTCATTAAAATTTTCCAAGACAATAAATACCGCGGTTGGTCTTATGAGCAAATCTACGAAGACGTAGAAAAGAAGGCTATTAAGATCGATATGAAGACGCTAGGTGAATTATTGGATGAACACTTAGACGGCGAAGGTGATGGAGACGGTAGTGGAGATGATGACGGGGATCAAGAAGGTGGTGGTCGCCCAAAACTTACCGAGGAAGAAAAGAAAGCAATTCGCGATGAGATCAAAGAAGCAATGATCTCAGCAATGCAGAATACTGAAGCTGGTCGTATGCCAGCAGGGCTTGCTCGTTATATCTCAGAGTTCACAGAACCTAAGATGGACTGGCGTGAACTCCTACGTATGAATATTCAAAGTATTCTAAAAAGTAACTTTACTTTTAGTCGTCCAAATCGTAAGTCGCAACATAGCGGTGCTGTATTGCCAGGCATGACTAATGACGAAACTGTAGATGTTTCTGTGGCAATTGACATGTCAGGTTCTATTAGTGACGATATGGCAAATGATTTTATTAGCGAAGTTAAAGGCATTATGGATGAGTACAAAGACTTCACATTAGATTTGTGGTGTTTTGATACCAAAGTATATAACTATGCTAAATTTACAGGTGATACTGCCGATGAAATTATGGATTATAAAGTAATGGGCGGTGGTGGTACTGACTTTGAAGCTAATTGGGAATTTATGAAGGACGAGGGTATTGAACCCAAAAAGTTCATTATGTTCACAGATGGATATCCTTGCGGTAGCTGGGGTGATGAGGATTACTGTGATACGCTGTTTATTGTACATGGTAACA